CAAAGACATTATAGGTCTTCCCTGACCCTTTAAACGACGAATGCTTTCGTCTGTATTTATTCCAACAACAAGTTTGTCTCCTTGTTGTTTGGCAAATACCAAACAATCTATATGCGCACTAGTTAAACCAAAATCAAAACAGCCATTTGTAAACACTAAATTAAAATCTCTATGATTTAATAAATTAGATTCTTCAAAAGAAATAACTTTACTGTTGTTGTTCTTTAATATGTTTACAAAATCAATACGAGACAAAGGTTTGTTGTGCTTTTCCTGAACATATTTTGTTCCAGCAGCAAATGCAAATTTACAACTGTCAATAAATTCTATATTATTGCTCAAACAAACCGACAACATAGATAAAAACGCATCACCTGCTCCAATTTTGCTGTTTACTTTGTCAATCGACAATTTTGTTTCTGGTTTAAATTCATATTTTTCACCATTAAAAATAACATTGAAGCCATTGCCTTCTTGCGTCAACACAACTCCTTTGCACTCTAAATCATCAAATATTTTGCTTATTTGATCTTGTGTTTTTTCCAATCCACTCAAATGTTTTGCCTCTGCTGAATTAGGCTTGAAATAAGTGCAATTCTTCCATTTAGACAATGGCAATTCTTTTGGGTCAACTATTGTTTTTATATTTTTCTCATTGCATATTTTAATTATTTTCTGAGCAAAAATTTCATCAAAAATCCCTTTGTTATAATCAGACAATATTACAATATCAACTTTTTTATTTTGTATAAATAGTTCAAAAGAATCAATTAAATCTGATCTGTGTTTTTCTATATTTTCTAATCCATAGTTTTCTTTCTCAACATCCCATCGCAACAAAGGAAAATTATCTTCATAAAAACGTATTTTATTTGAAACAACACAATCATCTAATACCAAACTATTTTCAACATCAAAATTAAAATTTTTAAAAATGTCGTATGTGTTTTTGTTTAAAAAAGAAAATAAAAACACATCTACATCCAAATTATTCATTTGGTAACAAACATTAGCCGCCATGGCAGGAAAGTCATACCCAGTTTGCGAAGGTGACTTTAAAACTAAAACAGGGAATTCTGGACTAATTCTTTTTACTACGCCATATTTATAGCAATCAACTCCAACATCGCCAATCACAACTATTGTTTTTCTAATTTTTTCTGACATAAAATCACCATGATTTAAATATTTACATTATATTGATTTCTGTAAAAAAAATCAATATAATGCAAATATGCTAAACTTCATTTTTTTGATAATTTATCTTACCGGCAATTATGGATTCAAAATGATTGATCCAGAATCTCCTAAGATTTCGACACATTTATTCCAAGAATTTTAGCTTTTTCCATCCATTCGCTTTGTTCTCTTTTGTTGTCACTGTTCAATGGTTGAAGTTCGCTAAATGCAAAAGATTGAAATTTTTCAATATAACTACGAAGTGTTTCAATTTCCAATCGTGTGAGTTTAATTGCCCCACGCATTGGGTGATAATCTTCCCATGCTTCTAATGTCCAAGGAATTAATGGTTTGATTAGCGCAAGCATAGCTTCAGCATAAACTCTAATCTCCTGTTGTGCATGAGCATCTGTTCTGAGTGCCAATAAATGCAATAAATTATGCAGATTTTGCTTCCAATAAAATTCCGTGTAAAGGTTCAACGGCAGCACCATTCTTGCTTGTTCTCTAGCAATACCAGAGTCCAATAATTTTTGATACAGCGCATACGCATCATCACATTGGTTTTCTATTTTTTCAGAAAAAACACATGACACATCATCTGTCAATCCGCCATCTGATCCTTGCTTGTTAGTTTTTGATTGCGATCTTAACTCGTGAGAATCAGGAAAATAAAATTCATCTTTCATTACAGAATATCTTCCTGAAATTTCATTCACGCTGCTAGTTCTGTGCCTGAAAATCTGACGAGCGCAGAAAATGGGCATTTTAATTCTAAATTGAAAAGAAACCATCTCAAACGGAGTTGAGTGAGAGCATCTCATAAGATAACGAATCAATCCTCTATCTTCATTTACTGTCTTAGTGCCATCGCCATAACTTACTCTTGCTGATTTAACTATCGCATGATCCGCAGTTTGACCTTGTGGAACCAGTCTTGGCATAACATCAAGAATTTCAACGTGACCAGAATCCAAACATTTAATTTTCTTTTCTGTAATAAGATCCATCAAATCAAACATCGCCATACCTCGTGATGAATAATCACTAAATTGTACAATGAGAAATTAAATTAGCAACATCAACTATGTTTTTTGTGATTACGTTTTTTGTGCTTAACTTCTCTTCCGCCAATAATAATTGGCTCAGGATACATTCTTGTAGATGGACCACCAAATAAAGGCCTTGCAAAATTTGCAACATCACCTGTACTCGTTCCAACTTCTCTTAGCTTTATCCATTCACTAAATTTCATCACATACCTCCCGGAGCGCCACCACCAGCTGCTTGTATGGCAGGAGTCCATCCTGTTGTCAAAAAATTCACAAGGTCTTTTCTGTCAAGATGATAACGCTTGGTGTCATTATATCTTGATTTATTTAATTTATTACCCTTGAGATAACTTCTTCCATTTCTTTGTGGTTTCAAACGAATGTCTGCACCTTCTGGTGTCATGCTGCCTTTTACAATCTCCCAAGAAGATAATTTATAAAGCATTTCTTTGTCGGGAGATCCAAGACTAAAATGAGATGAAACCCATGGCTCAGATTGAAATGATTTAACAATTTGATCCCAAGTTAAGCCTTCTTCATCGCCCAAAGAAGAAAAATAATCTTGTTTTCCTTCATTTCCAGATTTGCCAAAATTATCATCATCCCGATTTTTTTCAGGAGAAGGGTCCATTTCTTCAAAAAATTGTTTAAATCCAGATAAATATTTCACGATTTATTTATTCCTTTTTTTATTGCCGGTAGCACCAACAACTGCTCCTGCAACTGCCGCCGGACCTGTATAAGTGTCTGGGCTTGCAAGTCGATCAGAAATTTCTTGGCCTGCTGAATGGCCATATCGCATAGCGTCAAAACTTGGATCAGTGTTTAAACCACGCAGATGTGTCATCATTGAGGCCGGATCATGTCCCGGTGCATATGGACCGCTATATGCATTATGCCCCATTTGTTTCGCAACATCACGGTATACTTGTCCCAACTCAGCGTTTGGAGGAATATGAACAGGATGATTGCTCATCGTAGAATGTGTTGCGCTAAAGTTTCCTGATGTGCCGGTGTCGCCCATTCTTGGTCCATACTGATCATATTTATTCATGCTTGCTAAAATGCCCTTGTGATCTTCAACACCTGATGTAGATAGTGGTCCGTGCGACACAGTGCTTTGATCCATGCCATGGTCCATAGAAGTCATATTACCGGAAAGTTCTTGCGATCTCATGTCGCCAACTTGTTGCATATAAGGATGACCTTCAGTTCCTCTTTGAAGTAATTCATCTGATGTGTATTGAGTTTCGGTTCCATCCATTGAAGTTGCTTTATCAAAAACCATATTGTTTCTTAGCCAAGCAACTTCTTCTGCGGGAACATCTTGAATATAATCTTGCACATTCTGAACAATCATGTCTTTTAAATCATGAGTTATTTTACCAATAACTCCACCTGTTGCAGCGCCAATGCCTACAAGAAAAGCGGCTTTGGCAACTTGTTTAGGATTATTGCCCACATACTGATAAATGTCTTGAAGGCTTTGTTTCATAACACCGGCAACTTTGCCACCAAGGCCAACTACATTACCTGCTACTCTTCCTGCGGCATGTCCAATATTTCTGCCAAAATAATCTGCCCAACTTTCTTTTTGCTCTTCTATTATCAACCATTCTTTAAACGAAAAGTGTTCTGGCTGTAATTTTGGTTGTTGTTGTCCACGCAAAGCATTTATTCCAGCTGCACCAGCATCCCAAGTTTTATCAAAAACTGCGCCAGCGGCTCCCATAAGTGGTTTTTTTACAAAATACATCAAAGCAGCAAAAGGAATTGCGGCTGGTCCGCCAAAAGCACCACTAGCAATCAAAGCTGTTGCTAATGGCAAAGGAATGCCAGTTTTTTGACTAGCCCACTTAGCCGCACCCGAAACTTTCGCAAGAATAGGTCCAGCTTGTGGGGCATACTTTTCGTAATCGCTCTCCATTCCTTTTTTGCCAGCAGCGTATCCAACCCCAGCATGCTTAGTTAAACTATCCCAAAAACCTTCATCAATGCCATGAATGTTGTTGCGGTCAAAATCTAAATGAAGAGCCATATAATTTTCCTTTTCACAAATGATAATTATATATATATTTGTTTATTAAACTTACACGAAAGAAAAAAAATGAAATCACCAGCTTTTTCTTCATTTCGCAATTTGATGGATCGATGGGACAAACAAATTGTAATTAAAGAATGCAAAAGTAAAATGAATGATTTGATTGACAAACATGAATTGATATTATTTTTCAATAAAGGTGATGATTTTTTTGGCGCTCCTGAAGACAGTAGGCTGATATTTGCCAAACTCAAAACTGATACTGAAGATGATCCAATGATGCCCGGATTTCGTCAAGAAGCACGATTTCCTGCATTTAATTTAATTAAATTTTTAAGTGATGATCCAGAAAAATCAACAGAAAGCGTGTTTGGAATCAAAGATTTGCCAAAAATTACTGTTTGCAGTCGTGAAGAGGCTGTTGATAATATGATTAAATTTTCCAAAAAGAAATCAAAGAAAAAATGACACTTCCATTTTCAAAAGATAATGGCAAAAGAAAATACACATGTTTTGTGTGTGGGATTGTTCATGAAAATTTTGAAGACTATAAAACGCATATCATCGAATCTCATGAAGAAGGCAGAGAATACGTTTTATGTCCTCTTGCTCGTTGTGGTTGCCCCGTTCGTTGTGTACGAACGCATTACAAAGCGAAACACCCGCATGAAAAAAATATACCGAAAAATGGACAGATGAAGGCTATTATATGGAAAGATCAATCTGCAAAGACTGGTAAACTTAAACAGCGCAAGCCAAATTTCAGAGAAGGATACATGATATCCAATAAAAATGGCGGCAAGGAAATGCATTATAGATCAGGAATGGAATGTGATGTTTACGAATGCTTGGAAGCAATGCCAGAAGTTATTGGATATGAAGTGGAACCACTGAAGGTCCAATACACATTTGAAGGAAACATTCACGAATATAACCCCGATTTAAAGGTTATGTTTGATGATGGAAGAATTGAAATATGGGAAATCAAACCGGCAAATCAAACAACTTTGCCAAGGAATAATGCAAAATGGACAGCATGCAACCAGTATTGCCAGCAGAGAGGATTAGGATTTATGGTGTTGACAGAAGTAGGAATGGGAAAATTGAAACAAAGGATCAAAAAGTCCACATTTTAGACGAACAAATAACACATCAATGCTCAAAGCAAATAAGTGGAATTCGCTGGATAAAAGGCGCATATCCTCAAATGGGAGCAATAATTGAAGGAAAAAATGGCTATGAGACTGTCCAAAAATTCACACGATATCTGTGACTAGGTATGCAGAATTAAATTGGTTAATTTTTTCCAATATCTATAAGCAAAATAATCATTTGACTCAAGATGTTGACAATAAAAATCAGGATTTGAAATATTAATCTTAAAATCTTGATTCTTTATTGATTGATACATTTTTTCATATTCGTGTGAATATGCATAATTCTGATCTATATCTGCTACGGATTTTATTCTTTCAAAAACAGTGTCGTCCCATTTGAAGTGATGTACCTGAACAAAATTGCTATTTATTGGATAGCGCCAAGGATGTCGCCAACCCATAGGTCCATAAATTTCCCTGCCGTTAATCTTAACATAATGCTGACCATTTGTCACTTCTATCGAACCCTTGCAAAGGGTTGTCTTATTGGGACATGCACCGCTTAAGGGATATCTAAAAAACCCAGCAATAGGAAATAAGCTCCATAAATCTGAATCTTTTTCAATCTTTGGAAATTCTCCATTCAATCCAATTCGATCAACGAATCCACCGGTCACATATTGCCAACCATTGGCATTGCATTCCCTAATGATATTCTGAGGTTCATCCCAATAAACTTGTAATTCATCATCATCTGAAACAATCCACCAATCACTCGGATACAAAGATTTGACTTCGTTGTATAATTTTGTGACCTGTTCCCAATCGAAAGGTCGATAAGTCCTTGCAG